AAGTAACGCTGTAACTTGAGCTCCTTCCCCCTCATCACCAAGCCCTATATGAGCAAAGTTAAATGGAGAAGTTGCATTTCCCGTAGCAGTTGCGTAACTTAAACCTTGTGACCGGATAATAAAAGCTGTACCACTAGTCACAATAAGCCCAGTAAGATAATCTCCAATATCCGCAAGTTGAGCAAAGCCGGCGCCTGTAACATTTCCATCAAGTCCTATCGGTGCCCAAGTATCCAAATCTAACGCTGCACTCCAAGCAAAGATCATATCTGTAGAAGCTACAATTGTTCCTGGCGCTGGAATAAGCCCAAGCCCAATAAGTGAACCAGCAAACTTCCTAAGTACTCGAACACCTTGTAAAGTTGTCGAGGTAGCAAAAAGTCCAGGTCCGCCGTATTTAATAATTGCAGGTCCGATATTACCAATATAGAGTGTACCACCTACAGAAGCAATAGATGCCTTGTTTGGAAGCACAGTAGAGAGTACAGTACCACTGCTCGTACCATCATCACCACCTGCTAGATGTGTCGCAGTTCTTACTGGGAAATAGTAGTAAAAAAGATCAGGTCCAGTAATGGTGGAAAAGTCTTGCACAGTAATACTATTCCCTATCGTTCCTGCTATGATAGCAGTAAGAGTCAGAGAACTTGCACTAATGTTAACTGTAGCAGTTACATTTTGATCAGCGGGATATGTTGACAAGCCATTTATATCCGCCGCCATATCCGTAATAATAGTCTCAGGACTTGAAGAAACTGTTGACACAGGAACAGGTCTGTTTAATACACAAATACCGCTAACCGTTGTAGTATTGTAAAAATACCCATCGGTTTGTGTACCAGAGTCAATAAGCAGAAGATCTGTGATCTTACCACCAGCCCCCACTGCTGTAATAAGAACCTTGGCAGTTCCCTGAATTAAAACTGTAGGTGGATTAGACGCCGGTGCCCCACCTGTGACTGGATCAGGAGAGTTACTTACTCCATAGCCAAGAATCTCATCTAAGTAATATACATCTCCTACAGAATAATTAACTCCACCTACACTTGGATAAGCGGTGGAAGTATTATTCACTACTCCGACTGAGTAGATTGAACCTGTCGCATTCTTTGGACCTCCATAATAAGGTACAATCGTTCCAGCCTTATTGATAGCCCCAATGTATAAAGCTGCTCCCGAACCCGCCAATGTCGGTGTAACTGGTGCAACACCGTTGCTTAATACAGTGTAAGTAGCTGTTCCACCGGGGCCGACAATTTGAAGTACTACCGTACTCTCTACAGAATAAGTCAGCGTAGCTGTTCCAATGGAATAACCCCAGCCAGCAGTGTTTGCTGTGACTGTGGCATTTGAGCTATTTGTATAAGTAACAGAGTATGAATCCGGTACAATTGTAAAACCTGTGATAGCTCCTATACCACTCACAGCTGTGATTGTAATCCGAGCTGTTACATTAGAACCTTGAACAAGCCAGTATGTATCGCCTATGGCGTAACCCGTACCTCCAGTAATCGTGACAGCTGCGACAATACCACCAATATAAAACTGAGCCACATTCCCAGGAGGTTCAGGAACGCCTGTTCCAAGAGAAGAAACCGCTGTAATATTTACTGTTGCACCAGTACCAGGAGAACCTGAACCTTGTGTCTCCAAGTTAATTGTCAGAGAAGCTTTTGTAGCTGGCGTCGCACTGTCAAAAAGAGTATAGTTAAGCGTATCATTCCAATACGTCGCCGGATTCCCAGGAACCCAGGCAGTCATATAGAAGATATAATCTACCCCTGTCGGTGGTCCTGTTACACTAGAAGCCTTATAACCAAGAGCGTAATTCAAAGTACCATATCTAGGAGTGTAGAAGTTTCCAAACCCAATTAAAATAACCCCAGGTGTGGCAGCATCTACAAGAGCCACGCCACCTTCAATTGTTACCTTGCTCATACCTACTAGCGGGCTACTCACACTGCCCCACAATACAGGTATCTCTACCGGATTTAACGATGCCGCAACTAGCTTGTTATCAACAACAATAAATCCATCACAATTTGTAAAGCACCTTGAATCAATATAAGGCGGCGGCGCAGACGTATCCACGCCGCCAAAGGGAGACTCTTTTCCGCCATAGGTAATTTCAAGTCCTATATTACCATTGGCGAGTTCTTCTGTCTTAATAGCGCCCACTAGAGACTCCTATTTAGTACCCAAGAACAGATTAACTTCTCCATTTGTGGTTCCAGTAAATGTAAAAGTCATCGGACCAGAGACCCAGCCTAGTTCAGTAAAATTAATCACTGAACCATCAGCTGTTGCTTTCCATACGGTTACTTCTCCAGACGAATCAGTAATTGAGAATGTAGCATCTGCACTAAAACCAGTCCAGGTGCCCCCTTTGAATTTCACATTCGCTGTCCCGAAAGGAGTAGTTGCATTGCCGGTAATCTTCCAAATGCGAGTTGAATAACTATTCGCCATTGGATACTCCTTTCTTATGCGAAGTTATAATGAGCCTTGATAACAGCACCAAAGAACTTGATAGTTCCAGCAGTACCACCAGTCAGGTTAATGTTCAGAAGCATTTCAGTATTCGCGGCCACGATCATCGCTGGACTACCTACAGCAACCACTGTAGCTACTGGATGTGCGGCAATAGCAGTCGGCAATCCATTAGCGCCAAGAGCAATAAGATTAGTTACAGCCGGCTCGGCACCATTCGCAAATACTGACTTTGTAAGTCCAATCGTAGCAGCTACAGCAGTTGCATCAGCAAGTACCTGATAAATTGGAGTCACTGAATCAATCTGAATACCCTTTGGTTGAGGTCCAGAAGCTGCTCCAGCAAGCGTAGCCATACTAGAACCCGGAGTTGGAGGAAAACCCTGAAAATACGGAGTCGCCGGATTCGGAAGCGCAAGCGGTTCACTTGTATTTGCCACTGCCGTAGGTCCAGGAACTGAGGCCTTAGTACCATATTGTTCCTGGTCATACTGAGGAGTTGCATAAACTCCAGACCGAAGCAACAATCCAGGCAATGAAGATACAAAAATCGCCGCCGCTCCAACACCAACAGTCTTAAAAAGCACTCCTGCGGTTCCAATTGTAGCCGCTACTGTTGAAAGTGTTGACACATCCAAAAACTGATCCGCTCCATAAAACAACTGCAGATCTGGAAATGACGTTTTTCCTGTCCATCTACCTTCTGTCTGCGACATATAGAATCCTCTCTTGCCTTTATCAGGCGCTTCTGAAACTGCGTTGTGTTAGATGAGAAAATCTTCAACTTCTTCTGCAAAATCTGGATGCCGAAGTTTTTCAACTGGTACAAATTCTTCTTTACCATCAGTCAAGACTTGAGCTATCCGTACATCTCGTTCTCCGAGAAGTCCGAGTTTGCTATTTGAGTCCTGACACTCTGGCCCAAGAAGTAATCCACGTTCCCATTTCATTACAGCGATCTTTGTCTTTTTATCGCATCGATCACAGTAATGCCATGGTCCTGTCAACCACGTGTGTTTTAATCCAATTGAACCTACAGTTGGCATACAATCTCCAGTTATACAGGGGGAGCAGATGGGGAGCAGGGTCCACTTTAGCTCCCCCTGTCATCATCCTATTGCTAGGATGAACTTGTTGATAACTTACGGTCCCTGAGTCCCCCAGACCCCCTGCCAACGAGGACACCACGCTGCTACACGCATACGAGTCTTCTGCTTAATCGCATCCGTGTCAAAGTCATCATCGAAGTCCGTAGAAGGCGCCTCACGATTGATAACCTCAAGCGCAGTATCTTTCTTATCAGCAACAAGAAACCATGCACTCGGACTATTGAGCCATGGCACTTCCAAATTCTTATAATCCTCTGGAAGCAGAGAATTGATCGTGTTATCCGAAGTATACGGCTTACCCGGAGAACCCAGAATCTCACGAACAAGGAACCGCAGTTCAGGAGGTGTGATGAGATTCTTCCACTGAAGCCGAATCGGGAAACCCATGTTATCAATCATACGCGAAGCATGATTGGTAGCAAGCTGTAATCCAGCAACACTGAAGTCAATATCAACCGCCGGCCTGTTAGGATATGTTCCAGGAGCACTAATCACACCCGCTGCTCCAGGAGCAAGTTGCGTAGCCTGGGCACCGCCAAGAAGTGCGTGCTGGTTGTAAAACAAAGGATTACCGTCAAACGTAGTCACGGCAGACGTAAATCCTTGGTTAAATACATTCCAAGCAATCATCTCTTTGGTAAAAGCAGCAGAACGAGCAAGCAGAGTCGGCCCTTTCTTTCCTACCAGCCCATACTTGTCGTCATCGTAAAGTTCCTTGGAGGTACGAATCCCCAAAGAATAAGTAAGCGGCTCAACACGCTTCGAGCCACCCTGAATCATCTCAGTGTAATACGTCGAAGCATCTTCTGGCTTCTCAATCAGCACAGAAAGTCCAGCCATTTCAAGTTCTTGTTCGTACTCAGAATTAGAGCCCACTTCATGAAACACCTTTGGGTAATCTGATTCCTTCATCTGAATGTCAAGGCTATCGAAGTAGACTTTCCTTAGCCCCGGCTGCATCAACTGCGAAAACTTTGCTCGTACTTGCGGCATAGAGAATCTCCTTCGAGGTTAGAGTACCTGAACTGAAGCAGTCAGGAAGATGAATGTAACAGGGGCATTAAGATAAGACCCCATCGGAAGACCTACAACCTGCAAAACGGCAGAGGTACTTGTCTTGTGCTTATCCACATACCAAGTGCCATTAGCGTCTTTGGTAAGTCCATAACTCACGCCAAGATCAGCGTTCGTAGGAGTCCAATCCGCAGCAGTAGTGCCATTGGAGTTATCAAACAATGCCTGGAAGATGTTAGCAGAACTCGGCTCCATATACAGAGTCCTACCATCAGCAACTGGAGTACCTAGCGCAATATTAGCCGCATTCGGTTGATTCGGCACCCTGCCATAAGTAGCAATGGCGATATTACCTGTAATTCCACCAAACGGTGGAACCGGGGCACCAACACCATCAGTAGCAAGATTCTGCCCAAAACTCTCTGAAATTCCAAGAATCCCGGCCGTTATAGTGGTTCCATCCCATTCCTGGACAAAACCAGCGCCCTCAAGTTGTACAGGAGCGCCAGAGATAAAACTCTGACCTGCCTTTTCAGGAAGGGCGTTTGTGAACGGCGTCGTTCCAGCCTTCTCCTGAACCTGTAGAATCGGCAGATGTGTAGTCAAATTAGCCGCTGCCATATGCTCTCCCTATATGCTACTGTTAGTGGCAGCGCCTGCTTCGCTCCCGGTTAAGGTTAGTTGACTGGAACAACACTGTCTAAGCCACTGGATCGTAAAACTGTCCAAAACCTGCTGAACTAGCAACTTCGCCAAGTTCAAAGGTATCCTTGACTCGTGCTCTAGGTGGTCTATTCCTGTTGGAAAGCTGATTAAGAGAAACTTGCAGGGCCTTACGACGCTTGCCCCACAAGATACGTTTATGAACTCGAAGACAGACTGTGTCCATGTAAGGATACGTACCATCGGAATC